CTTCCTGACAGACCCAGATGCGTTCTTCATCAAGACAGACGCTCCAAACGGCTTCAAGCACTTTGAGCGTACTCCAATGTCTACAGGCATGGAAGCTGACTTCGACTCAGGTAACATGCGCTTTAAGGCTCGTGAGCGTTATAGCTTCGGCTATTCCGACCCACGCGCTGTGTTCGGTTCACCGGGCGCATAAGCGAACAAATGTTCGGAAAAGGGCGGGTTTTCACCCGCCCTTTTTTGTTGTAAAATTTACGCGGAGGGCACTATGAACAAAGTTGAAAAATTTTTATCCGATGATTTAGCGTCATTTCTTCTTGATGTTGCGCTGTCTTCTAATGATTCTTTTTTGGATGATGGTGGAGTAATCGGCTCAACAGTTGGCTATGATAATGAGTCTATGAACAGGCTCATGTTGATGATAAAGCCTAAAGTCGAAAGCCTGTACGGAAAAAGACTACACCCTACATACACCATGTACAGAATATACAAAGAGGGAATGGAGCTCGCGCCGCATAAAGATAGGCCAGCTTGCGAGGTTTCCGTCACAATAACTCTTGGATATAGATGTGAATATTTGTGGCCCATGTATGTTGATGGCGTTCCATACGCTACTGACATAGGCCAGGGAGTTATATACAAGGGATGTGACCAACTACACTGGCGCGACCCGCTGAAGCGAGTTTCAGAGGATTTTGAGGACACAACATGGGTTCAATTATTTGTTCATTATATTGAGGCCGGTGGCGTTTATGACCCAGAGCACATAATGGACAAGTTTCAAAAAGAAAATAACAGTCAAGGAGAGTATAAGTGAAGGGCTCATTTATAGATTTGTTCCCAACTAGAGTTGGATTGTTTGAATTTGAGGATGAGGAAGCGAAAAAAAAACTGGAAGAGCTTTCGCATGGTATAAAAACAGGCCCAAGCAGAAGATTTTCTAACCTTATTGGTTTTCAGTCTTTTGATTTAAGATTTGATGTTGTGCCAGAGTCTTTCTTAAAATTTGTATCTCAATCAATATTATCTCTAGCATTAGAGATATTAAAAGAAGACAAAGAGCTGAAGGTAAATATTGAAAATTACTGGATGAACTCTAATCAAAAGCACGCTTCTAACGCAGAGCACACTCATCCGTTTTGTGACTATGGAGCTGTTTATTACGTTACCGCGCCAGAAATGTGTGGAAATCTTTGTTTTTATGACCCCGCAAGAGAATTGAAGGACAGAGGGTTTTTGCATAATCATTGTGAGCAAAACCCTGATTGGTTAAAAAATAGAACAATGCACTCTACGCGGTGGCAAGTTAAGCCTAAAGTGGGGCAGCTTGTTGTTTTCCCCGCGCATCTTACTCATAGCGTTGAGCCAAATTGGAGTGACGAAGATAGGGTAAGCTTTGCTTTCAATGCCACGGTTTTCAAGTAAATTGTTTTAGTGTATTATTAGTCATCCCTGACAGTCGCATGGTGCGGCTGACACTAGCCAAGACAGGAGATGAACATGGCTAATACTACCTTTCAAGGTGTTGTCCGCTCATACGGCGGCGGCGCAAAGGGTACGCACACACCCGGTGTAATGACACAGAGCGTGCAAATCTCATTTGACCCAACTGAAACATCAGCTACTAATGTGCGTATTGGTACATCAGCTACCTCTGGTGAAACTCTTGTTCTCCCAGCGGGCGCGATTCCAATTTCAATCATGACAATTGGTGGCGCAACTGGTGGTACAAACCCAACAGTTGATATCGGCACATCTACTGACGATGATGGTCTGTTTAACGAAGTCGATGCCGACACAAAAGGCACTGTAAAGGGTGCTGACGGCGCTCTGGCAATTGCTGGTGGTTTGGCTGCTGATGCCACAGTAACTGGCAAGGTGGGCGCTTCTGCGGCTACTGGCGGCACATATACAGGCATTCTTACCTATGTGATGGCTAATAACGGCGTAGAATAAGGAGGCTGTTATGGCTGGTCCAGTAAAAGCCTTTAAGTTTGACCAGGGCGACACAGCCGCGGTTGTGGGAGCAGCACGCTCCCGCATTCGCCAAGTTGTGATTTACGCTGCTGCTGCTGGTGCCTTTACGCTGAAAAATGGTTCTGCTTCTGGAGATGTTCTGCTTGAGCAGAGTTTCGGCGCGGGCAACCATGTAATGAACATTCCTGATGATGGCATCATTGCCACAGAGGGATGCTTCGTAGCCGCGCTGACAGGCACAAACAACGAACTCAACATCTTCTTGTCATAAGGAAGCTGTTATGCCCCACGAGATACGGTCTATAACCCAAGTTGGTACATCTGAACCATTTGAGTTACAGGTGTCTCGTGGGCAAATTACCGCGCATTATCGTCTTCATAAATTTGGGTTTAATCCATTAATCAACGACTCAGAAGAAACTATATGGGACGTTGGTGGCATTTATGCTTACCCTTCTTCTGCCGTAAAGATGACCGCGACCAGTACAGATGGTGCAAATGACGAAGATGTGCAAGTAACCATTCAGGGCTTAGATGCTAACTATAACCAGTTGTCTGAAACAGTTACGCTTGATGGTACGGGCGTGGCAGAAACCAGCGGCTTCTTTCTTCGTGTGTTTAGAGCGTTTATAGAAGGCTCACAGGAGCCGTCTGGCACCATAAACATAACCAACGCTTCCACGACATACGCCCGTATAACGCTGGGCGATAATCAAACTCTAATGTGCGTTTGGACCGTCCCCGCTGGACACACTGCGTATCTTCTTCAAAAAGATGTTACTTGTTTAACTGAAGCAAACAACAAGTTTGGAACACTTAGACTTATTTCAAGAAAACCTAGCGGTGTTTTTAGAACGCACGATAAGTTTGCCCTGCAAAATGCACACACAGAAATATCTTATTCAACCCCACTTTCCTTTACAGAAAAAACAGACATAGAAGTTCGCGCAATAGGCAGTAGTGGCAATTCAGCACTGCATGTTTCCGCTGCGCTTGATATCGTGTATATTAAGAATGAGGTAGGTGTATAATGGCGCGTAAAAAAGAAAATCCCATTCGCAAGACCACTGGTAAGGGCGGTAATTACCGCAAGACCAAAGACGGCGCGGGGATGACAAAGAAGGGCGTTGCCGCCTATCGCCGCGCAAACCCAGGCTCAAAGCTAAAAACAGCTGTAACAGGCAAGGTTAAAAAAGGCTCCGCTGCGGCAAAACGCCGCAAGTCATTCTGCGCTCGTAGCGCTGGTCAAATGAAGAAGTTTCCAAAGGCTGCTAAGAACCCTAACAGCCGCTTGAGACAAGCACGGCGGAGATGGAAATGTTAAATCTGAATGGTTTGATTAGCGCTGCTATATTAGGGTTTCTTGGCTGGTTGGGCATGAATGTGGTTGACCTTAAGACAGAGCTCGCTGTTACGCATGAAAAGGTAAGTAACACCCAAGAGCGCGTTACCGCCAACTACGAAATGATAAAGCCCATGTGGCAAGAGTTTTTAATGGAGAAGAACATTGCCAATATCACGCTCGCAGATGCCCCAACAGATAAGCAATCCGAGGAGTAAGGGTATGTCTAAAACAAAATCCAAAAAAGACGCTTGTTACCGCAAGGTAAAGGCTCGCTACCGCGTATTCCCGAGCGCTTATGCTTCAGGAGCCATTGCAAAGTGCCGTAAGGTTGGCGCTAAGAATTGGGGCAATAAGTCTAAGGCAAAGAAAATGCGTGGCGGTGGTGCAGTCATGAGAGACAAGCCAACTGCAATGTATTGATGGGGCGAGTATGGCGGTTAGAAAAACAAAAGCTGGTCTTGCTCTCAAGCGGTGGTTCAAAGAAGATTGGAAAGATGTTCGCACGGGGAAAGCGTGTGGCAGACGCAAGGGTGAAAAACGGGGTACTCCATATTGTCGCCCCTCCAAGCGGGTGTCTTCTAAGACCCCTAAAACCGCCTCAGAAATGACAAAGAGCGAAAAGCGTAGTAGGATAAGCCAGAAGAAGCGTATTGGTCAGCCTGCTGGTAAGCCACGCCGCGTTAAATCTTTGAAGAGGAAGAAGAAGTGACTGTTTCAGGCTCTACAGATTTTGAACTCGATGTATCTGATTACATTGAAGAAGCTTTTGAGCGTTGTGGGCTTGAGGTTCGTACTGGTTACGACTTGAGGACTGCGAAGCGTTCCATGAACATTATGTTTGCTGAATGGGCTAACCGTGGTCTGAATCAGTGGACAATTAAGCAGCGCACACAGGCTCTGACACAGGGCACTGCTGACTATACCCTGGACGGCGATGTTATTGATGTGCTTTCTGCTGTTATTCGCCGCGCCAGCACAGATATCAATATTGAGAAGATTAGCCGTGACGAGTTTCTGAATATACCGAACAAATCTACGC